TATTCTATCATGCTGACTACGTTCGTCCTAATTGGAAGAACCTAAACGTCACTACAAAAATTGGAAGACATATCTTCTACGTTAAGAGTGATAACTTTAAGAAAGGTGATGTTCGAAATGGCACAAATGATGCAGAAATTAAATCTCGATTTGCTGAGCAAGGAGCAGTCCAACCACTCGTTTTACTTGCTTATGGAGGAAGTTAGCCTAAACACATTAAGGGCACCGATCGAGTGGATTCTCGAAGCTAACTTTGCTGAAGAAAAGCCAGAGTTATTAAACTTGATTATTTGCAGTCCAGGTGGCGATATGCATGCAGCATTCGCATTGATTGATACTATCAGAGGAAGCGCAATTCCTGTCCGCACTATTGGACTTGGTCTTATTGCTTCAGCTGGCTTGCTAATTTTCATAGCAGGTAAAAAGGGTTATCGTATTCTTACACCGAATACTTCAATCTTGTCTCACCAATACAGCTGGGGTTCATTTGGTAAGGAACATGAGTTGATGGCTCAAGTCAAAGAATATGACTTAACCACGCATCGAATGATTTCTCACTACAAGAAATGTACTGGCTTAAAAGAAGAAACGATTCGCAAGTTCTTACTTCCACCGCAAGACATCTGGTTGTCGCCAGAAGAAGCAATGGAGTTGGGGATTTGTGATACAGTCAAAGATCTAAAATAAGGAAAACAAAAATGAATATTGATGTTAAACACTTAGCTATCGTTTGCGGTACTATTGCTTTTACAACTCTAGTTGGTTGTGTTGCTTACTACGAAGTTAAACGTGATGAGCTTATGTCTCGTAACATTGAGTCTGCCATTGTAAAGGGTGTTGACCCGATGGCTGCTCGCTGTTCTTATTCTAAACCTACCGATACGATTTGCGTAGTTTATGCCTCTGGGACTCACCGTCCAGACGCCCCAACCCTGTCTAAAAAGTAAACCTTTAGACTTACACCCCAAAACCCTCTCCAGTAGAGGGTTTTTTGCTTTGGAAAAGCCCCTACAAACCGTAGGGTTATTAAAAATAATGCTTTACAAATAATCAGACTTCCTGTATAATAACTCTAAGTTAGTCGAAAAAGGAGTCTGAAAATGGGTTTTGAAAAAGTGGTTCTGAATGAGGTTGCCAAGGTTCTCAAGTCTGATAGCGCTGCGTCGTTCACTTGCGGTACTTTGTTTGTTGAGTGTTCTGTTGCTGAAGCTGTGAAAATCGAAACTGCCTTGTTGAAGAAATTTCAATGCGGTATCGTTCTTAGCCGCATCGGTGATGAAACTGCTTTTGACTTTGTTTAAGGAAAATATTATGATGAGCTGGGAAGAAATGTCACCTCTTGAGCAAGCCCAATGTATGTATTGGGATATGTACAAGGATGCGTATGGCGTCCGTCCTCGTGGTATCGACACAACCCTTTGGTCTCTTGAAGACTTCGAAGCTGAATTCAAAGATTTGGCTAAGGTGATCGAACGTGAAGAGATCGCACGCAAGGAAGCCGAAGCGCAAGCGATCGTTGCCTTTGAAGATCGGGTTCTCAACCTTATGCATACTGGCACGAATCGTGAACGTGTCATTGCGTGGCTGATGGATGCTGAAGGTGCCAATGGCGACTTCGAGTATTTCTGTTTCACGCAAGGTTTGCCCTACGGTTATTTCAGAAAGGCAGCATGATGGACTTTGCACTCAAAATTATCCCCAGCGTAGGTGAAGCAGGACTGGACACAGAAGCCAGTCCAGGGAACGGTCCTTTCTATGTCCGACTCTACGATGGATCCTACGATGTGTGTGGATTTGACACCATTGAAGAAGCCTATGAAGAACTGTTGGATATTGCAACTGAAAAGGCAGCATAATGGTTGCTAACGTCCACTTCCTCCGTAAGCTGGCATCTGATGAGTTGCGGGATACCATGTTCTTTGCAACTGGTCAGGTTCCTTCCAAAGAACGAGATCCAAAATTTGTGTTGTTGAAGGCAGATTGGATCAACGTAAAAATTATTACAAACCGTAACATCACTGTCAATGGCGACAAGTGCAAGTCTGTTTCTGAAGCAAAGTTTGCTATCCAGCAACTTATTGCTTGACATTTATTCAACTTTAAGGTATAATAACTGTATGGCACTTATACATACTACTCTGCAAAAAAGTAAGAAGCGTAAACCCACTGCTAAACAACGTGAGTTGGATGCAAGCTGGGAAAAGCTACTCACCAAGTATGCACCAACGAAGGCTGTTGTCAGCAAGTCTACAAATCTCAGCGACTCTGGTTACAAGTTAGCCGTTCCTGCTGAGCGTAGCACCCGACAATATCCATCCCGTGACACTGGTACTGGCTCAGCTACAAAGCAAGCACCAAAGGTTTACACTGGTACATCTATGCTAGGTATTGCTACCATGCATAAAAGCAATTCTGTTCCTGTGTTTTCAAGCCAAGAGGCTACCGAAATTTCATCAATGCGTCGTTAAGGAGAAACAAATGTTTAATCGTCACTCAATCGAATCAAAAATGCTTGACCTCACCATTCAACGTGATGTCGCTGGACTAAATAATCTACTTTCTGACTTGCTAAAGCAGCGCAAGAAAATGGACGTATGGTTTGACAAGTACTTGGACGCTGTTGACAAGCAAATGAAATCTTCAGAGCCTGATAGCCCTGTGTGGAAATTGTATAACAGTAAGTTCACTGAGTACGAAGACCTTCAGGCATCTATCAAGAGCGTAAACTACTTCCGTGAGAAATATAATGTCGCAACCACTTCTGTTTAAAGACTCAAACTCTTTTTCTACCTACATCGAAAATGCTGTTAGGCAGAAGAAGGGTTTGACCCACCTCGAGGCTGTACTTGAATACTGTCGTGTCAATTTCATCGACCCTGCTGAAGTCAAGAGCCTAATCAATAAGTCACTGAAGGAAAAGATGCGAATCGACTTCCAGAATGATGGCTACCTTCCCAAGACTGCAACACTAGATATATGACATGGATGGCTTTAGAGCTTACAAGTACTACATTGCAACTAAGCTACATTTTACCAATGATAAGTTCAATGTATTTGAAAACCCAAATGTGAAAGGATCGAGAGATGCCTTCTTTAACCGAAACGACAGATATGTATTTGAGAAACTTGCACGAAAGTTTACAAGTGACCACGATCTTATACAGTACTATGTGGCAAACTTCGCTTACGGCAATGATGCCGTCGCTTATCACGATAGCGAGTCTGACACAAACCTAACTGTATGGACTAAACGTAAACAGTCTATCACTCGAATCTTTGAGAACGACCTGTCTGCAATTATTCTCCATCTTGAGAAAGAGAAGAAAGGTAAGACTGAGTTGTTCACCTTTGATGATAACAATTTTCCAGAACTATTTAAATTATATCTTGGTCACTATGTTACAATTGAATCCCTTTCGATTCTCAATCACTTCCAACCATATTTACTATCTTGGAGGCGAAATGCAAACTTGATTTGGGACGAAGAATGCCGTAGAATAGAAAAGGTAAAGGGTTTCGTTAAATACGATGAGTCTAAATTGACTCCAGTATATGCGAAGTTTTTAGTAGATTTAAGCGAGTTAACAAATGGGACGCACGTACAGGAAAGATAATTCTTGGGAAGATGATAACCGCAAGCAACGTGGTTACAGCCAGAAAAAAAGTAATAAAAGTTTTAGTACCTCTGGTATGAAAGTACTAAATAACTTTGTCGAAGAAGAAGTCGAATACACAGACTTTAACCAAGACGAAAATCATACTAAACATACATCCAAACATACGAAATAAAGGACATACAAATGGACATTCAAGCACTTCGCAAAATGCGCAATCAAGACTTCAGCAAAATCGCTGGAGAGTTTGATAAAATCGCCAACCCAGATTCAGCTGGTGGCAAATCTTATAAAGACGACCGTGTCTGGAAACTAGAACCAGATAAAGCTGGTAACGCTACTGCCGTTATTCGCTTCCTTCCTCGATCAGAAGGTGATGAACTTCCTTGGGTTCGTGTCTTTAATCATTCCTTCCAAGGTCCAACAGGCAAGTGGTATATCGAAAACTCCCTAACAACTTTAGGTGAGAACGATCCAGTGGGCGAACTGAATTCACGTTTGTGGAACAGTGGCTCAGAAGCCAACAAAGAAATTGCTCGTAAGCAAAAGCGCAAGCTGACTTACATCGCAAACGTATTGATCATCTCCGACCCTAAGCATCCAGAAAACGAAGGACAGGTTCGCTTGTTTAAGTTTGGTAAGAAAATCTTTGATAAGATTATGGATAAAGCCAAGCCAACCTTCGAGGATGAAAAGCCAGTCAACGTATTTGACTTGTGGGAAGGTGCTGACTTCAAATTGCGTATGCGCAAAGTTGACGGTTACTCTAACTATGACCAGTCTATGTTCTCTGAGCCAGCTGAGTTGTTTGGTGGTGATGAAGACAAGTTGCTAGACGTTGTGTCTAAGCAGCACAAGCTGTCTGAGTTTGTTGATCGCAAGAACTTCAAATCTTATGATGA